ACCCGCACTTTATTTTTAAAAACATTTTAAGGAGGAATAATGTCTAGCCCCGAAAAAACCAGTATGAGCGATGAAGAACTCGAAGCATTCAATGCTGAAGCAGCTGCACATGCAGAAGAGAAAGCACGCATCAAAGCTGAATTAGACGCTGCAACAAAAGTCGAATTGGCAAAAATCGAAGAGATGAAAGCTGAGGCGAAAGCAAAGAATCAAGCTGCTTTGGATAAGGCCAAATCAGCAAGTAATATTTTTGGAGGACGCATACCATGAAGATTGAATTTATGAAGTTCGGCAATGCCGTATCGATAAACGGGACCAATATGAATTCCGTTCACAATAAAGAGTTTCATATCGAGCGCGAGAGCGATTTTGTTTTTGCGATTGCAAGCAAGAAAGCTCCTGAAGTTGTGACCAAAGTAGCTTTAACCAACGTATCTGAATGGCGAGAAGAGAAGACCGTTGCAAAAAAGCCAAAGACAAATAGCTGAAGAGCATCTGCTCGCGTGCAAGGAGAAGTTGGCTCAATATGATAAGCCAAAAGACATCACAGACCTCAACTTTCCAAAGCAAGCCGCCTTTTGCCAAAGTCTTGCAAAACTTATTGCGGGCTTTTGTACTCGAAGGGCGGGTAAGTCTTACGGAATTGGGATTAAACTATGTAATGCTGCTCTACAGCATCCTGGTGTTAGCTGCATATACGTTGGTCTTACCCGTGATTCTTCTAAGCGAATTATGTTTAAGGATGTTTTCAAAGCGATCAACAAAAAGCACAAGCTCGGCATTCGCTTTAATCACTCTGAACTTAGCGCAACGTTTCCTAACGGCTCTGTCGTCTATTTTGTTGGTATGGATTCAAGTCCTGATGAAATGGAGAAGGCTCTTGGACAGAAGTTCAAGCTGGCTGTCATTGACGAAGCTGGATCATTCCGTCAAGATCTCCGCAAAATCATCTACTCAATCCTCATGCCAGCATGCGCCGATCTCGAAGGACAAATCGTTATGATTGGAACAGCGAGCGATTTAGTTTCAGGTTTGTTTTACGACGTGGTGTGGGCGAAGACCGAGCCAGGTTGGGAGGTTCATAACTGGACCGCGATGGACAATCCTTACATGCGCAAACAGTGGGAGAATGAAATTGAACGTATCACTCGTGACAATCCAAGAATTGTTGAGACCCCTTGGTTTAAACAGAATTACCTTGGATTATACGTCGTCGATCAATCTAAACTTGTTTATAAATTTGAACGGTCGCGAAATCAAGTTAGTCGTGGAAGCATCCCAAATCTACGGAACTACGTCCTTGGAATCGACCTTGGGTTCAATGATGCAACTGCTTTCAGCTTACTCGGATTTGGACCCGACTCGAAGAAACTATACGGCGTTCATGCGTCTAAAGAATCGGGCCTCACGCTCACGCAAGTTGCAGAACGCATCAAGTGGTATCAGACGAAATATAACCCATACAAGCTCATCATCGATAACGCATCGAAGCAAGCTGTCGAGGAGCTTAAGAGCCGCTTCAAATTACCGCTGACCGCAGCTGACAAAACAGCGAAGTCAGACTTCATCGAGATCATGAATAACGAATTCATTGCTGGAGACATCGTCATCAGTGATGCATGCGAAGATCTCGCGATTGAATATGGAAACCTGATCTGGGATGAGAAAGAATTAGTTAAACGCAAGAAAGTAGAACATCCAAACTGCGAGAACCATCTTGCCGATGCGACTCTGTATGCATGGCGTTATTGCTATCAATATGTTTGGACCGCACTGCAACCAAAATTAAACGAAGTTGAGCGCATGGACCAACAGTTGGACTTTGAAGCTGAACTCATCGAATTAGAATCTAAAAAGGAGAAATCATGGCTGGAAACAATGTGAAGGAAAGAATGGGACCAAGAGTGTCGCCTGAATTGGCCGCAGCTCAACAACGTAGAATGCAAGAGGCTATGGCGCAGCAACAAAAGCAGCAACAACCACCTCAACAGCAAGTCGCCTTCGACACAAACACAATCGAACAGCTTGCCGAGATTTGCACGCATTACAATTTAGCACAGATCAATGTTGGTAATATTGTGATTGTGAATACGCGCCCAGATTCTTTTACAGCTAAAAAGAGCGAAGAGAAGAAAGTGACCGACGAAGATATTTTGCACAACCCATATGCAGGAATGGAGTAATTAAATGGCTAAGAAACCAGTTCCAGTGACGGAACGTCCAGTTAGATATTACAACACCGCAGAAAATAAAAAGTACCGCTACAATTGGTGGGCTACAGGAAAGGATGGAATTCCAGATGAACAACGTTACGAGCACCTTTGGCAAGTGGTACGCGGCATTGTGGAGAAACAGCAATGGCGAAGTTACAATAACCTGCGTTTTGCCCGCCTTTACCACAATATGGAGCTTATTGGTCTTGATCCGGGAATGTATGCTCGCACTGCTCTGCGTGACAACTATCTTACTAATCGTGTTACCCTCAATGTCATTAAAAGTTGTATTGATACAGCCTCTTCAAAAATTGCTAAGTCTAAGCCGCGACCTTTTTTCTTAACTGACGGTGGAAACTGGTCTCAGCAAATGCGCGCAAGGAAGGCAACGTACTTTATGGACGGTTGGTTTAACCAAACCAAAACCTACCAAAAAGGCCGCATGGCGTTTCAAGATTCTGGTGTGTTTGGAACTGGCGCGCTTCACTTCTTTAAAGAAAATAAGAACGTTCAGTCTGAGCGCGTGATCATTGAAGAGATCATTGTGGATGAAGCTGAGGGGATGTATGGATGTCCTCAAAACATGTACCGCAAGAAAACAATGCACCGAGATGTTGCGGCTTCGCTTTGGCCAGAACATGCAAAAAAGATTTATGATGCAAACTCTGCGATCAAAGAAGACTACCGCGCAGATTACTATGCGGACATGGTCACCGTTGTTGAAGGATGGCATTTACCATCGGGATATGACTCTAATAAAAAGCCTCTAAAAGATGGACGTCACACACTTGCAATTGATAACTGCACGCTCACTGACGAAATCTACGACAAGATGTATTTTCCATTTGCATTCCAACGCTGGACTAAGTCGGTTCTTGGTTTCTACGGTGTTGGACTTGCCGAAGAACTAGTGGGGATTCAACTTGAGATCAATAAAATACTTCGTAATATTCAGCTTGCTCAGCATCTCATGGCTGTGCCTCAAGTATGGCTCGACGCGTCAAACGCAGCGACCCCAAACGCAAAAGTAAATAACGCTATTGGAGGCATTCACTACTACACAGGTCAGCCGCCACATTTCTTGATTCCAAATGCAATGAATCAGGAGATCTACGCATATCTCGAATCGCTTTACAAAAAGGCTTACGAGATTACAGGCGTGTCTTCGATGTCTGCGCAAAGCAAAAAACCAGCTGGCGTTACAGCGGCTGTCGCTCTTGAAACTTTATCGGATCTTGAGACAGAACGTTTCATGATTACCGCACAAGAGTACGAAGAGTTTTTCTTGCAAGGAACTGACATTGTCACTGACATGATGGATGATCTGCAAAAAGAATACGGTGATGTTGAAATCAACGCGCCTTACAATGATTACATGCGTCGTCTTAGCTGGAAAGACGTGCGGTTAGACAAAGACTCTTACGTGACAAAAGTTTACCCGACAAATCTTCTCCCAACGCAACCAGCTGGAAAACTGCAACGTGTTCAAGAGATGATGCAAGCCGGAATGTTCGACCGCGAAGATGCGATCAGCCTTCTCGATTACCCAGATCTGAAAGCAGTCAGTGGACGAATCACCGCACCGCGAGATGACGTCTTAAAAATTATCGATCTCATGCTGGAAGATGGCAAATACGTTTCGCCTGAACCTTTCATGAATCTTGCGCTTGCAAGAAAACTCACGCAGTCCGAATACAACAAAGCAAAACTCATGGATTGTCCTGACGAAAGACTGGATCTGCTTCGTCGTTTTATGGATGACTGCGAAACAATGATCACAATGGTTGAACAGCAAAAACAGCAAAACATGATGGAAGCACAAGCGGCGATGGCTGGAGCTGGAGGCGCGCCCGCTGATGCGATGGCACCGATTGCGCAACCAATGGCTCTACCGACAAATGAACTTATGGCAATGGGAGGTCAATAATGGCTACTGAAGTGACTACAAATGGAACAGGGATGGCGTCGAGCATGGCGCCTTCCGCCGCAACAGTTGGAACAACTCCTCCTACTGGAACACCAACTCCTGATGGGACGCAGTCCGCGCCAACAGGCA